GACAAAGACGCCCTCAAGCGGAACGCCTGCAGAGAACTTCACGGCCGCGGTGATGGGCTGCGCAATGGCTGCAAACACGCAGCTTGCCAACTCCGCATTCACCATGAAGTTCTCTGCAGGCGTTCCGCTTGAGGGCGTCTTTGTCGAGCCCTTGACTACCACGCAGATCCAGAACATTGAGGGAGTCAGCACTTCGGTTGGACCGAATGGGAATCTCTACATCAACTATGCGAACTCGTTCAACGTTCTCGAACAGGGAACGATGTCGGCCGCAAACCAGTTCTTCGATGAGATCCTCAACCTCGATATCCTGGCGTCGAACATCCAGTACAACATCATGAACCTTCTAACTTCGGTTCCGAAGGTTCCGCAAACCGATGCTGGCCAGGCGCAATTGATCCAAGCGGTGGAGGCTGCGCTCGCGCAGTCGGCACTTACCGGATTCATTGCAGGCGGCGTGTGGGAAGGGCAAAACATCCCGATCCCAACCGTCTCGACCGGGCTCACAAAAGGGACTACTCTTCCGAATGGATACTGGGTTGCCTCTCCGAAGGTCGCTTCCCTCAGCCAAGCGCAGATTCAGGCAAGGCAGGCCGCTCCAATTTATGTGGCTCTGATCGAGGCTGGCGCTGTCCACTTCGTCACCATCAGCGTGCAAGTCCAGAGGTAGAGGAGACATTCCATGTCAACTTATGCGTACAAGAATGTGGTAGGTTCGTTCACCCATCCGGACGTGGGAACGTATCCTTTTGTGGGACAGCAAGGCGTCAAGTCGATGACAGTCGAGAACACGGTTGATCGTGGCGTGCTCGATGTCGCGGCCGATGGCGCCGTTATGGTGAGCTACGTATCCGGTGCGAATGGCTCACTCAACATGGAAATGCAGCAACAGAGCAGCTTGCATATTTTCCTCACCAATTGGGCCAATACGGTATTCACCGAAGCGGAAAATGGCAACGCTGCCAACTTCGCCGCGGCGGCCGTCAAGATCGTGGATCTTCTGACCGGGCAACAGAAAACACTTACGGGTGTTTTCCCGATGAAGATCCCCGACGTACCGTTTGGCGCGGCTGGCGGAAACGTTACCTGGCGCCTTCTTGCTGCCAACGTTGCATCTCAGTAAGCGTGCTGTATACTGAGGCTGCGCATCGGCCTCGCCGTGATTCCGCTTTCTCCTCCGATTAAGCGGTTCCGCTGCCTGTTCCTCCCAAAAGAACTGAGCCGATGCGCTTCAAGTTTGGGTTCACGTTCCCACAGAAGTAGGTAACGTGATGGCGCTCCCGGCAACGGGGCTGACTCTCAGCAAAGACTGAGTGGTGGAGGCGGCGAACTTTGCCGCCCCTTGTTTTCAAGTTAAGCATGTCAACGCTGCAGAAAGATGATTTCGGACACGGGTTCGACTCCCGTCATCTCCACCAATAAAATACGAGCCAAAGTCGTGAGACAGCAACAGGCAGGCAAAGGGTGGAACTCCCGCACGATGAGTAGCTCTCCATGGGGATGTCACGGTTTCGACGGGATCAGCAGACTGTAGTTTCATGCCGGGATTGATGCTCACCGTAACGAGAATCAAACAGAAAACTGCCACCAATCGTGACAGTGCGAAGAGTGCTAAGGTTCTGGCCTTCCCGGCCATGCCGGAAGCTCTTCCAATGGCTGCTTAATAAACAGCCGGAGCCTCTCGGTGCTTGGCAACAGAAACCGAAAGAGGGAGGGCAGCCTGGGAGACAGGTTGCCCTTCTTTCTTGTCATAGGGTGAGAGGAAAAAATGGAACCCCGCAAAACGTATGACGATGTGACGATCGGAGAGCGGCAATTCCGCCTCCGCATGATGGATGCCCGTACCGGAACCTGGCTCTACTCAATATTGACAGCCAAGGCGAGCCCTAACGGGGACAACGTGAAAATGATGCAACTCCTCACGGCATTCCATACGCTTCCCAAAGAGGAGTTCGATCGCGTTCAGACTGAGGCACTCAAGCGGATCTTCTTGCTCGAAGTGAAAGACGGGAACGAATTCGAATCTGCGATCATGGCGCCGAATAAGAGTGGAGCACTTTCGTTCAAGTGGCTTGAAGATGAAGTGACGACTCTGTTTCAGTTGACGGATATGGAGGTGGTACTTAACATCTCGCCTTTTTTTACAGACGAGCCGTTGAGTTCTGGATCGCCGAGCCAGTAGCCTGGGAACCGTGCGAGTATCCAACGCTGGATGGGATGCTCATGCGTCCGGTGGTAGCCGGAATGTGGCTGCAGCGCGAGACTTTCGACGGAACTTATACCGTCGAGGATCTGCTCGATGCTTGTGAAGTGTTGGACGTGAAGGCAGAGAATCAAGCACGAAACAACAAGTGGGTGACGGACCATGCCGGATAACATTCTTGAAAGCTATCTAGTCCGTCTCGGCGCCTCTGTCGATACCGGGTCATTCAGCAAATTCCAATCCACACTTAACATGGCCACAACTTCAGTGGCTTCGATGACAACTGGCGTCGTCAAGGATTTTGCAAAGCTTGAGGGCGCCATCGTTGGTACATTCACCTCTGTTGGACTCGGCATCATCAGTCTGGCCGATAAAACGGCAATGGCTGACCAGCAGTACCGGCTATTCGGTTTGCGAATGCTCATGGGGAAAGACGCGGCCAGGGCCATGCAATTGGCTACGGATAACCTTGGTGCTTCGCTCGATCAGATTGCTTACGATCCGGAATTGAATGCCAGGTTCCGCGATCTCTATGAACGCAACGTCAAGTTGTCGCAGTCGCTTGGTAAGGGCTTCGATGACAACATGCGCTCGATCCGCGGCATTCGCACGGAGGCGAAGCAGTTTGGAACTGAGTTGACGTTCCTTTCTATGGGAGCGGTCTCGAAGCTGTTTGAGAAGTTGGGATTTGGCAGCGGAGATCTTCTTCGCGATGTTCGCAATCTGAATATGGAGTTCAGTGACAATCTTCCGGCGTGGATCGATAAAGTCTCGAACTTCCTTGTTCCGGTCTGGAAAGATTTCACAGTAATCCTGAAAGACACTGGCGATCTGTTCAAGATGGCGGCCGGAGACTTTACGTATCTGACTGGCATACTGACTGGTGATCAATCGCTGCAGAATACGAATTTCGACATCAACAATCTCGCCAAGGCGACGCTCGATTGGGTTGACGGTCTCACCAAGCTTTCGCTCACCTTTGGCTTGGTAGCTCGCATTGGATCTCATGCGTTCCTGTCGGTAGCGGATGCAGCCGCGGCGGCTTACCATGCGTCTGTAGGAATGGCTACGAGCAACCCGAAGGAGATCGCGCTCGGAAAAGAACTTATCAACCGGGCGGCGGATGAATCGGTAGGCGTAGCGGCCGATATCCGCGATATTGGGAACCCGGCGAATTGGGCGAACAACAAAGATTTCTCCGGAATGGTCGCGTACAACACTGCCCATAACTTCGACCCTGTTACGGGCAAGACGACGGCGCCAGCCGGGGAACAGCAAAGCAGAATCGGGAACCTGATGTCTTTTCTGCGCTCCGATGACTCGATGAAGAGCCTGGCAGCATCGGTCTCGCAGAAGACAGGCATTCCAGCTTCCTTGATCTATGCCCAGTGGGCGCATGAAACAGGGGGATTCACAAGCAACGTCTATAAGAAGCTGGACAATGCAGCCGGAATCCGCTTGCCTGGCTCAAATGATTACAAGAGCTACGCGTCGATGCAGGATTTTGCCGATGACTATTCGAAGGTCATTACGCAGGGGCGGTATACCTCAAGGGGTATATTGGGCGCCAAAACTCCAGAAGACTTCGCGGCTGCGCTGAAGAGCGGCGGCTACTACGAAGACACGCAGGAGAATTACACGGCCGGTCTGAAGCGTTACGCGGGACTCTATGATCAGGGCGGTCCCGGCGCTTCGGGGGCTGCACCAATCAGTATCGGAACTGTGAATGTCACGCTGCCAGCGGGTACACCGACTGAGCATATGGAAATGCTCACACAGAAATTCCGCGACATGCAGCACGCCAGAACGCAAGCACAGATCGCACAGAACGGCGCCGGAGCCTATGCAACGGCGGGGGTGCATCCATGAGTAGCGGAATCATTGTACCGGCCTTGCTGGAGATCCAAGGTTCGATTTCACAGGCAATCATTATTTCAAGTAGCCAGGCGAACAAGAACTTTGGAGTTCAAGCTAGATCTTCGGGGCCGTGGATGCCTCCGCAATGGGCGCAACCGGCGCTAACGGTCATGACGGTGGTCAATACCGGAAGTGCGGCTACAGGGCAGCCAGCTACGGCCGCGGCAAGGCAAGCAGCTACAACCAACTATGTTTTCCAGAATCCTTCGGTCATACGAGCAAGCCATCGCAGAACGACGAAGGCAACCTCCCATCCGGTTTTGACCGGCGCCAACATTGCAGATCACGCTTATATCGAGCCGTCATCGTTGACGCTCGAAATCATCGCTAGCGATGCGATGGCATCTCTTCAGAATGGCGCCTGGGTAGGATGGCCTACGGCTGGCATTACGGCCTGGCAGATCTTGAAGAGCCTGCAACTGAGCCGGACACTGTTAACGATTACGACGCGACTCGATACCTATACGAATATGCTCATCATGGAGTGCGAGGCTCCGGATGAAAACAAGACTCGTCACGGGTTGAGAGCTACGGTCGTGTTTCGCGAGATCATTGCGGCAAGCGTGGCTTCACAGTCTGCGGTGAGCGCTCGTCCGCAAGCCTCAAGCCAGAATCCGCAAGGTATCGTTCAGGGCAGCGCGGCCGATCCTTCGCAGGTTAGCCAACATGTGATTCCGTCCGCTTCTTATCCGAATATTATTCTCGATCCGAGCGTGCCTGGCGCTGGAAATGTCAGTAGCAACTCGCTTGGACAACTGCCGACTCACTGAGGGAGAGAAAGATGCTTCAGCAGGTTGTAGTATCGAACTCTCCCAATCAGTCCTTTACGGCCGCTTTGACAGTTGATGGTCAAGCACTCTCGCTCAATCTGAAGATCCGATATGACGAGATGGCCGGTTATTGGGTCATGACTATTTCGGATGTAAACAACAATCTTTTGGTTGATTCGGTTCCGATGATTTGTGGAGCATATCCGGCCGCGAATCTGCTTCAGCAACAAAGGTATCTCGCGATCGGATCGGCTTACATTGTGAACGTCTCAAACACAAACGAGAGTTCAGTCACGACCGGGCTTGGATACGGTCAAGGCGGATACGGTCAAGGCGGATACGGCGGCGGGATTGGATTGGGCGGCGTGGACTATCCGGACAATACGAACCTGGGAACTGATTTTCAACTTTGGTGGGACGACACGCCTACCGTTTAGCTTCTTCTCCCGATCTCCTCATGGTATTTCAGGACTCTGGATCTCAGGTGGGCGTCGGTTTCTCCTGGGTAACGCGCGAAGTTTGAAATGTAGCTCAGAGCATCGAGATCGTGTCCCGTCGCAGTCAATAGATGGAAGTCTGGAATGTCGAGCGTGCCGACAACATCTTTGAAGCTGTAGATGCGTTGATTGAGTTTCCATCCTCCAGCCGGTGGAAGAACGTAGATCTTCGGAGCGGCAACCGCAACCGCTCCGGCAGCGAAGAACGATTTTAGAAATGCGCGGCGGTTCATGCGGTTTTATAGATGGCTTTCAGATGTTGAAGCT